GTAGCTTGTCCGAAGGCAGATGCCGGGAAATTACAGTATGGTAGATTTGGAGCTACACGACACGGTTGAGGCCCGTGTCGAACCGCAATCCAATTCTAGCCACCAGGATGACAACCTGGAAAGAGAGCCGCTCCAGCCACCGCAAGTCTTGCCTGATCCACCAGGCAAATGGGAAGAGACTAAGCAGTGGCTGCGTTCTACTCTCCAAGAGCATTACCCACCAGGGTGTGGGGCTCGTGCTCACCGACTTCTTATCACTGACTCATCATCAGATGATGACCTTGACGATTCATGGGAGGCCGAAATCCAAGTTATGCCCCTCGATGAAACTGATGGTACCGATGACCATACAGACTGTCAACCCCTAGTAACAATTACTGATACAGATGGTACAACTGTAGACAACGTTTACGATGTCGCCACTTGGCAGCATTATTGCGTACACTCATTTGACCAAACACCCGTTGAGAAGCTTGGATGTCTTCTCGGGTGTTGCGACCTGACCACCATTCAAGGCATTTTTGCCCCAAGGTGGCACGGGCCACTTTCGACAATGGACCGAGCACAAGAAAGCATGGAGACCCTCCCTATCCCATGTGTGCCCGAAGAGCATCCAGGAGCTCGTCGCCCTGATGCTACCGAACAAGAGGAGTTCCTAACTCTGGTGACAGAGCGAGCCCGATGCCTCGCTTCATCTCTCCAACTTGACGACCCCACGTTCGCACTCAATGTGCTTATCGTCGGGAACCCCGTTCAGCGTGATTGGTCAGAAGACTACCGCATGGACGAGTATGGAGTATCAATGCAGATCAACTACTCAGCCATTCAAGACCTCGATGGCTTTGTCAGCATTGGTGAGAGGAAGGATTACCACTGGACGACAGAAAAGATTCAGTCAACCCACTGGCACATAATATGCACCCATCATTCAACACAGTCTGCCCTTGACGACTACCGCGTCATGAACAAGGCAAGGGAAGACGGTTCTGTGCTACTGTGTGTCATCACTGACCCCGTCCGCGGCTCCGAAAACATTCGCAGAGTCCCGAGCCTTGACGAATTCATCAAGAGAAGATACGTCACAGGCTGGAAACGAGACTTTTTCGAAAAACAGTACGACTTTTCACAGGACGACGTCATTGTCCCAATCAAAGTTCCGCACTACGTCAACAATGACCATTACGCTGATTCAATCCATCAGTGGGACTGGTGCCTGCCCAACAGGTGCCGCGATGGTTATGATGAATTTGCGGTTAACTATGAAGTGACACATGACGCGCTGTGGGACGATGCTGTGCTCATCACGCTAACCCCTGCACTCGGTTACCGCTTACCAACACGCCCTTGTTGGTGGGACGTTTGCTGCTTCCCAGGGTGGTGCTATGCCCCATGTTACTCCAAATTGTACTACGGCAGGCGCCATTTTGACCCACGTCTCAGGATTGACGACGTGATCGAAGCATCAACAAATGAGTTCAACATCCGGACGTGGAACTTCCTGAGAGACCCTCAACATGTATTGTACACCGATGGCTTTATGTTCACCTTTATGATTAATGGTGATGATGAGCCCATCGTTGAGATCATGTCGACAGGGGGTATGGAGCCCGGCAAGGCAGACACCAACACCTTGACCGCAGCAGAGTTCCACGCAATCGTGGGTGAAACACAACAGATGGTACAACGTCTCACACGTGGCAGCTGCACTGCCGTCACGGACCGGAAGTCCACAGCTGGGACTTGTTACCTGAAAAACACCCAAGTTGTCCACGCAGTCGACCAATTCGTGGATAAGTATACTGACTGGCTTGTTCAAAATCCTATCCAACCAATCAGATGCCCAGCAGTACCAAAAACACCCGAAGTGGAACGGGAAGAACCACCAGATGGCGTCTGGGACAAGGCTGTTGTCAAAACGGTGAATATTCGCAAACGGCATGACAAATATGCTGAAGCGAAGACTGGAGATGGTGTCCTCTGGTACCCACCGCTGGCAATCGACCGAGACAAAGAACCTGCTTTCGCACGCATTCACGTCGTAACAGACATGGCGATCAAGGAAGCAATTAAGGTCCGGTTGACAGACCCGAGAAACACTACAGTTTGGAGCGAGGAATTGATAGCTCTAAGACACGAGTTTTGCGGGTTATGCCTTGAACAGATGCAGAAAGGTGATGGTATGGTCTGGGACCCAAGACCACTCACTGTAGAAGAGTGGATTCAGCAAGCAACAACCTCTCAACGAGGCCGTTACGAGAGATGGATAGCTGAAACGCTGTCGCAAGAAACTCGTGACCGCCTCATGACTGTGTGCCCTGGTAACAGGAAGTCAGAAGCACAAGCTGGGGACAAGCCTATACGGATTGTGTGGGATTGTCCAACAATTGCGCTCATGTTTATGACCCTGTACATGGACCCTGTCAAACGGCTACTAGCAAAGATCCATTGGTTTATGATCGGCAAGTCACCAAGGGAGATGGCGGAAGCAATTCGTCACTTCCAGTTGACTGGCACGATGCCAGGAGCTGAGCTTAGCGAAGCCGGAAAGAGGTGTGCCGCAGATGGCACAATGCTGAATGTCAACACTCAGAGGCTCAACAAAGATGTCTCAAAGTGTGACGCTGGCCACAAAGACAAACAAGAAAAACCTCTCCCTCCCTCACCCGAGAACGAGAATGTTGGACTATCTCAAGGTATTACAACTGAGATCCTACAGAACGTTTTTGGACGACCAGGAGAGTTTGATCGCCTGACAGGTGACGGGGATGTTAATATCCACCTTCCACCAAACCACGACCTATCGGACCCAGCAGTCAGAGACCCAGGCTACCAGAAGGACATGGCAAGTTTGTTTGCAAATGTTCAGGACGTCGTACTCGACAGAGCCTCCAAAATCTGGCCAGAGTTGAGGACTGCTGTGATCGCCGCAAGGACACATTGGTATTCAAACGAGCGGAAGGACTTCATTAAGCAGCTCCAGAAGAGCGAAAACGAGGTCCACAAACGCTTGCAGGAAGCCATTGAACTGACAGGTAGGTTCAAGTTTGTCGTTGAGGCACCATCGAAGTCAAAAGGCGCACGCCACATCAAAAAGTATAAGTGTGAGCCTGAAGATGAGACCTATGTGGTCGACCAGTTGGCAGATGGTCAGCTTCCATCAGGAGGTTGTCTTACATCTTTTGCCAACACAAACTTCATGGGCTTCGTAGACTTTGTCGCCATTACAGATGAGATCAATCCATCGACTGGTAGGCACTGTACTCACAACGCCGCCTTTACAGGTATTGGAGGCGCGTTTGGTGATGACTCCGTGGGTTTTGCGGATCCACGAAAAGCCGCAAAGAGGCTTGGAATCAAGATTAAAGTTGAGGGTAAGAAAGTTGACGGCCCTGACACATTCGGCAACAAGTTTGAGGACACATCCGTTGTCCCGACTTCGTTTTTGTCGCGTGAATATCTTGAGGAGTCACACTTGTCTGTAAGAGATCTTCCACGTTATTTGAAGAACTCATGTGTGATCACTGGCGGTACGGATGACCACATATTGAAGAAGATCATAAACAGATGCATTGGAAACCTTGATGCAGAGGGCTGGTACAGGTGGAGTATGTTGGGAATCCTGTACGACGAAAAGTTCAAACACCTTAATTGGAAGAACTTCGTCGTCCGGCACACTCTTGCTGTTGTAGCAGCACTTGACATCGAAACCCAAGTCTTTGCGCGAGCATACAATTGGGAGCACATGAACTCATATGAGCTCCAGAAAGCACGCGCAAACCTCGATGATTCCGCAGGGGATTACGGAGGATACCCACAGCCTGAGAATGATGCTGAGCGCCAAGCTATGGTGTCATTCCAAGCCGAGCTGTTGGATATTGACGTTGGCAGCTACAAGGAGACCAATAAGTGCCAATACATGAGTACGGCTGACATAAAGAAGGATATCGAAAGTAATCCAAAGAAACGCACATACCACACACTGATGAGAGGCTTCGAGCTAGTTACAAGGCTCGGCCGGACACAAAGGATGAAGGGCCACCACACTTACAACCGGGATAGATGTATGAGTGAGCTAAAGAACCTTTGTGGATATGTCACAGTGGACGTACAACCTCTCACGTCGGAATGGACTGAGAGTCTATCGACGAGCAAGTATGACCTAACTTCGCTCGATGAACGTGATCGAATCCTGTCTCTTGGGACAGCGACAGCTCGCCGCAAGGCTGGAGCACTCGATCAAGAGTAGGTCAAACCACAATGCCACCTGCGAACTCCATGGCAACATAATTATGCCGGTTGTTCGTCCAGGTGGCCTTGTTTACGCAACATATAGACAGTGATAACAAGACACTGCGAAAATTCAAAAACATACGTTTGCTGCTACTTATCAATGTGTATTCATTGAGTGTAATTGATGAAAGAAAGAAGCGCAAAGCGTGGGGGCATGAGAAGCGATCTCGTTAAAATACGCAACACCACAATGGCAACAAAAATGAAGAACCGCGCGGCAAGGCGCGGTCACAACATCACACCGACTGAGGCTCGACTCCGGGCAAATCAATCCCGTGTCGACAAGAGCCTGGCCAGCGATGGCCGCATGGCACTGGGACGCCGGAATCATCGGGTGAGGGGCAGAGGAAACTACGTTGTCGATGCACTCCGCCATCATGTTCCAAAGGGCAGCGCTGAACACCTTGGCCGCACTTGGGGCGGACCAGTTGGCGCACATCTCGGAAGAAGCTTTGCAAAGCTGACCGGCATCGGTGATTACTCGATTGAAGACGTACGCGTCAATTCGATCGTTGGAAAACCATCAGGCCACTTCCGAGCACAGGACATGTCATTCTCCACAGATGGCACATCAACAGTCACCGTTCGTCGACGTGAAGTCCTCGGACAGGTCATTGGCACGAAAGACGGCGCATTTGAACTACAAAAGTTCGTCGTCCAGCCAACCGATCGCGGCACTTTCCCATGGGCTAGCAAGTTTGCACCCTGTTTTACAGGTTGGGAGCTCCAGGGAGGTGTCGTTGTCTTCAGCCCAAGGTCATCAGATTTCTCAACTGAGATGGCCCTGGGGACTGTTTGCATCGCAACACAGTACAACACGAACGCCCCGGACTACCAAAACATCCTTGAGATGGAAAACGCTGCATTCTCAACGTCAGCGAAACCATCACAGGAAATTGTCCATGGCATCGAATGTGACCCCGAGCTCCAAGGAAAGGACATGTTGCTTGTCCGATTCCCAGGGGCAGACGGGCCCTCAAACCTTTACAACCACTCGGTCATCAATGTTGGTGTCCAAGGTACCCCTGCCGCAGCAGAAGGCAAGGTCCTGGGCATCGTCATGTTTGTC